GAAAAAATACTTAGATAAAATAGTATCGACTTCGGTCCTTGAATAGGGAACTTTTCTATTATATCCAGGAATAAAATCATACACATCAAATATATCTGTGTTGTAATGTACTTTAATATTATTGAAGATTCGTGTTTCTAATTCAAGGAGTAGATCATCCCTGTAATCGCCGAATGCAATAGTGATACTACCATCGTGACCTTGTATTACTTCTGTCGGTTCTATGTAGGTATCATCAATATACTTTTTAGGTACAAACTTAGGATATAGGCCTAATTTAGTAGGAGTTGGTGGGCAAAAGCAACCGTCGGTACTTTCAAATTCAAATGCTTCAATTAAGTCATCTTCTTGAATGTCTGTGAGAATTTCAAAAAATACATCAGTACCAAAAATGTAATCTCGACCGTAAATTAATTGATTACCGTTTAGGTAAACATTAATAGATTTATTAGAGCAATCATCTAAATTAAATGCCGATGTTAACGGATACATTTTAATTCTCGAATCAACTACTGTATATTCAATTCTGTTAGATGCTGTATATCCAAACATGTCAGATAGGTAGTATGCATCAGTCTTAGGACGAGCTCCGTTAACACGTTGTAGTATAAAATCAACGTGCTGTCGTGGGTCAGTATCAATTCCACTTTCTGTGGCAGCAATTATAAATGCTCTTTTAAATTTGCCGTAGTCGATTCTAGCTTGATCTAATGCTTTGATAACGTTTGCGTTTGTAGACCCTAAGTGATATAAACTATTGTTCATAGGACCACTATGCTGAACGAATCGTGTACCGTATGCTGAAAGATTTCCAATATCTCTTAAATTTCCGTCGCCTGGATACACTCCCTGGAATACAGAAATGTTGTCAATGATACTGTCCACATGGTCTATAACTTCACCTAATGTAAACTGTTCGATATTATTATTCAGTGGGTTATTTTGTAGACTTAATGGCAACTCGTAGTAGCCTATGTCATTCTTCGACTGTGCTGAAAAACATCGTAACGTAACGATATCAGTTAGTGCAACTTCAGTATTCAAGACTACATGTTTTCTAACAATGCCTGTTTCAATTGTGTATGCATCCTTGGCGATCCGTTTACCGTTAACATAAACTCTAACTTCTAAATCATCTAGTGCTGTTAAGTCGTCGTATACATCAATAGGAAAATTATTAATTAGTCCGCTTTCTTTGAAAATTCTAACAACAGGCTGACTATTTTCAATTAAACTAGTTTTCCATGCATTTTCAAAACTATAACGATCTAGCTCTCGTGTGATTTTAACGTATCCGACATCTGTATTTTTATACAAAATATCAGTAACGTTTTTATAGGCAAATGTATCTTTTAATAAATTAAATTCAAAAACGATATCACCGATATTATTAATGTTTTGATAAGTTAAAGAAAATCCCAGCTCAGAGTCATTACTGCCACTTCCTACTTTATAACTAAAGATTTTCGTACCTGCAAACGTAGAACCGTCGTATACCGAGTTATCTGAATAACTGTTACCGTTGATATCAAATATATCAAATAGAGGTGGTTGATTTACTGAATTTTTTACTTGTCCTAATTTCCAAGTAGTTCCGTTGTACCAATAAGTCTGTCCTTGATTTCCTGTAATACTTGAAGTAATTAGTTCCTGCTGCCCGTAATTTACTGTTACAGTTTCGTATAACTGAGGATTGCTATCGTCTTCTTCAATTAGTGTAATTTGTCTGCGATATCCCGGAAATAACTCAAATTTGTGTATATCTAAACTAGGAGCAAAAATATCTACTTTTGTTGTCAGCGTAGGGTTATTGTAAAGTTCAATAGTAAATGTATCAATTGCTTTTACATAATAAACTTGACGATTAACTAGTCCCGATACTGGTGCATTACCTTCAGCAAGATATGTTACTTGATTTTTAGAATTTAATCCGTGTTCTGTAGTAAACGTAATATAGTCGTTCTCAATATCCACTGCCGTAGCAGCATCGAACGATAGTTGTCGACTGTCAGGCAATACATTAATAAAGTTAACTTTAAAGATTTTATTCCGTACCATGCTGTCAGTATCTGCTACAAACAATACCCGCATGCCTTCTGCTAGATCAATGCCATCAATATTATATCCTAAAGTACCTTCAATAGTACTAAAGACATCAGTTGTAAAATTATCAATAACATCTACAGCCTTTTTAGATTTAACTCCAAAGTTGTGTAATTTAATACTAGCGTTAAATTCAATAATAGGTCGAGTAGCTCTTAATGTCTGGTCAAGGTCGGGTTCTTGCCCATTGGCGATCGATGCTGCTCGTACAACATCTTGGTGGAACCATCTATTATATCTCGACCATGGATTTTGATCCACACTTGAACGGTTGATAGTTATGTAATCTTTAGTTCCTGGCAAGACACTCGCATCACCAAACGGCAATTGATCAAACGGTGCGTTATCAAACAAGATTTGAGACTCCACGCTAAATGATGTCCTAACTTGTAGTTCCTGTTCGTTGACTAATTGAATTTCTGTGCCCACACCTTCAACGTACCAGAAGCCGTTGCCGTACTTTTCAGGAGTAACATTGCCCCCAAAACTTAACTTCATGCCATTACTGATTGACAAGCCCTTGGCTGTTCCATTAGGAACAGTATAAGTCTTTTTACCTAGAAAATCTGTTCCCAAGTCTATCGAAGTGTTTTCGTCAATATCTAAAATCTGAAATACGCCACCGGTGTCAACAGCATTTTCACTAACATAAAATAATACATCCGGGCTGGTCAACGGAATAGTAAATGTAATTGTACCTTTTTCAACAGCATACCCTTCTACACCCTGTGTATATCGTTCTAGATTTCCAGATACTCGCTGTGTTTTAATACTGAAAGGGTGGCCAGGCGCATCGATATCAAATGTATATGTTTGCCCCCTGAATAATCTTAGTGTAGGGTTTCGCGTAAGACCATTTGGTGTAAACAAGTATGCAATATTATCAACTTCATCAACACTTCGAACGGTGTACGTACTTTGAATTGCTAGCTGATTACCTAATACTTCGATCGGAGTTGGACCGAATGGTAACCAGTAATACTGTTGATAGTTAACAAATTTATCCCAACAGATATGCGGATTCCAACTATAGAATTCTTCTTTGTTTAGTCTACTGTGATTTTTAATATTACCATCAAACACTTCAATGTGATTAATATGATCTATATAATCTTTAAAAAATGTTGTGTTTCCAAGATAATCTTTAATAATTGCAGCCGGCTCAAGTTGATAATCTTGTCGTGTTTTATCCGGCGCTTGTAAAAATATGTCATTGCTAGTTGCCGCTTTGGCAGATGCTCTACCAATATAGCCATTTAATTTTTTAACTGTGCCGGGCTGAGTTAGTTGGTCTAAGGTAGCTTGTAAAAACTTTTTATTACCATTTGTTCTATAAAATCTTGGTAGTAAATCTGAAGTCGTTCTTTTTTCAACATTAGAAATTGGAACTTTAGGTTCGTTCTGATTTTTACTGTATGCCATTAATTACTCCCAGAACTTGTTATAGTCTGTTGACTGACTGCTGTTTGATCTTGTAAAATCATTGCGCTTTTAATTTGACTCGCTGTTATTGTGGAGATAATTTCAATATCATCCATAGTTGCACTATTAATAAAAATTTGATCTTTCTCTGATCTAATTTCGTAAAGACTACCGAAGCTCAATCCCGAATTCTTTGGAACTATAACAAAGTTAACAATGTTAGGACTTAGCTTATTCATTACGTAGGCAGATAATTCACTAAAGTAAAAATTATCACCAAAGTCCCAATTTTCTAAAGCAAAAAATTCTGATATTGCAACTAGTGTTCTTGTTTTAATATCGTTGTCGCTTATAACAACTTCGGAATTTTTAACTACTTTAAAAGTTGCCTGCACATTAGGACTAGCCTTGCTACCAAATAATACTTTATATTTTACTGGGTGGTATATAATTTCATCGCTTATAGATTTGATCTTATTCAATTCCGGCGATAGTAAGTTATATAGAGCATCGCTGCTAAGTGGCAACGGCTCTGTGGTTATCGAATTAGAAAGCCACTGTCTGTAATTAATGTCGTACTGTTTAGTTAACACAAAGATGTCAATTAAATTCGTTAGTCCTGGATCAATTCTTGATTCATAATCTGCGTTATGAATGTATTGAAATTTAAGATTATCTCTTCCTGCATACACTCTATAATCTAATGTAGGTATGAACTCGCCAGCAAGGTTTAATTTAACAACAGTATCAGTATCTATAAAATAAAAATATTGCCCTGTTATTTCGCCTGCTGTATTAGTTGGCTGACTTAACATTACCTTAACTAAGTTATTTGTATTAGGTACATATCTATAGTCTTCTTGACCTTGCTCGATAATATATCTTTCTAACACAACATATCGGTTGGCCAAGGGAATAGCATTGTTAACAGGGTCAACAATAGTTTCAAATAGGGTAGGATCATCTACTACACCGTCGTCGTCGCTATCGTTGAATGTTATTTGAATTTTCTTAGTGTCAACATATCCATCAAGGCCAACGAATTCTTCGGTAATTTCCCAATCTCTGTCGTAGGTAAACGATGCCGTAGTGGATGGTTGAGTATTAATACTTAATACCTTAATTACATCCTTTACTACAGTATTTGTTCTAGTGTCGTAAATTTTATCACTCGCATCAAAGAAAAATCTCACTTGCTGCTTGCTTTCAAAAATATAACGACTTAATCTCGAAGTGACTGTATAATTTTCTGTATCAGTTGTAAACAATAGTAACCAACTAGAGTCTACCTTTTGATTACTAGTGTCGCCTTGACGGCCTAAACTAAAATTATCAGTAGTGTTCAAGTTAGTTTCTAAAATAATTTTCCAAGTCCGTGTTTCAGTATCGTAGCGTAGACCAAATTGTTTGTTGGAAAATACTAAATCTACCATAGAAGATATCGTACCGGGTTCTAACGACACTCGCCATGCTGGAATAATTTCATCAATTGTTGCCAGTGTAGGAATTATCTCGTTTAAAATAATTGTACCAGATCCAGTGGACAGTGTTCCAATACCGTTGTTAGTGCCGTCACCAGCTACTGTTACAACTTTGGCCCATATTGTATCTGTTAAATTTTGCACATTGGCAGATGATAAAATTAATTTGTTATTATTCGATCTATCAAAATAATATCCAGTAGGCGATTTAAACTTAACCAATGATCCTACTGTAAAAAATCTTAAGAGTGTGCTAGTATAAGTACCAACCCGCTGTGCTGTACTAGTTATAATATCTTCAATAAATCCCGTACTTTGATTAGTATCAGTAGTGACGTTTTTCCAAATTATCCCTAAGAGTGATGCAGGTACTCGATCAAAGCTGCTGTAATAAAAATTCTTTAAATTAGAAGAACGCAATACTTCTGACAATTCGTTATAAATGATTGCTTCAATATCAGTTCTAGTATTATACTTAAATCTAAAAAAGCTAGTGTACGTCTGTTTATACAACACACCGTCATCAGCAAATAAATTTGTTTTGCTATACTTGCCAGTCGGATCAACTAGATCGAAGTATCGACTAATGCCGCTTGAACTTCGATTAACTGCCTTGACTTTGACTATCTGTTGATTAACACTTAACGGACTGATATTATAATCTTCACCAGTTATCATACGATTTTGTGTATAATAAGTAGCCGGTGCATTGGCTTTAATACTGTCGTTTGACTCAGTCGGTGATGAGTTAGATACAGACGACTGAAGTCCCAACGAAAGTGTCAGCGTTTCTACTTGTCCTATATTGCTAAAATACGGTATGCTGATTGATACATTCTTAACGTCTTTAGGATTAATTGTATAACTCAATCCATTACCTGTTCGATAGTAGGTTCTAAAAGTACCTTGGGGTAAATTGCCGAACACACCGTCGCTAAACACTAGGCTAACTCGATCGTTGGCCCTAGTAACTACACCGTAGATATTTCTAATACTTTTATTAAGGCTATTATAGATAATGTTGTTGCCTTCAAAGCTAGGTACTTGTGCCCAATATTCGCTTTCTGATCCATTATTATCTAAACGGTATAACCATACATCACTGTTGTTGATGTTAACCGCATCGATGTCTACAGATTCATCTGTAGCTGGTTGTGACAGTGTAAACGAGCCTTGACTTAAGGTGCCTTGTGTAAATCGTAAAAAGAATCCTGTATTACTTGATCCGTTTCCTTTTCCGTCGTCTTTGTATAAAAAAGCCAGGCGGTTTCCAATTGAAGGCGGTTCTTCTGATATATCTGCACCATCAGTAAATGTTGTCGAAACAACTTCAAAATTCATAGACCTACCATCAACACCCTTGGTAAATTCGTATACAGGAACTGTAGTGTTGGCACTTTGAAATCTATACTGAGAAGTTGGAATTCCAAACACTGTGCCGCTGCGGTCCGGATTGCCTATTTGTCGTGTAGCAGGCAATGCTGCATTTATAACTTTAATAAATTGATCATACCAGTTGGCATTAGCAGGATCATTCCATGCAACTACTTGCCCTGATAAATTGCGACCGTTGCTATCGTAAACATTTTGAGTGGTGCTTACAGTGGTAAACTTTAACATTCCCGATGCTGAAATATTGCGTTTAGATCTGTAACTTAGTAGGCGAGCTAATCGTAATACAGATTCTCGACGTTCTGCTAGCTCTAAAAAGTTTTCACGAGCATTTAGATCAACACGGAACGCAATACTTTGACCTAAAAACGCAATAAGGTCTATAAGAGCTAGGTATTCGCTGCTTTCAATGTAGTCGTTGAAGTCTTCAGGGTAATTTTCCCTGATATACCCAATCATAACACGGCGTAAATTTTCAAAGTCGTAACTTTGAAAGTCCGCATTACGGAAACTCTGGTATATTCGTTTCCAGTCTTCTGCTACTAGTAATCTATTTTGTCTATCGGTTGCTGACATATCTGCTTCCCATTATACAGATATTTATCGGATTTTATTATGTGGGCACTTAATTAATTCAATAATCCGTTAGCTTGATCAAACCTAAATTGTATTGCTTCTTGGATGTTATAAGGCTGATATGTTAGCTTACATTCTATCTGAATCCCGCTTTCGTAGGCTGTTACTATGATTTGATCTGCACTGACTCGGGGATCGTAGTTGATAATGTCTTCAATATTTTTTGTTATCATTTGCTTAACATCTTCAGTTAATGGTTCAAATAATAAGTCCCATATAATAGTACCAAATGTAGGATTTTCTAATCTTTCACCTTGACGGATATGGAAGTGATTGATAATATCTTGTTTTATAAGTGCTAGATCGTAGAGGCTATAGCTTTTACTGTCACCGCTGACTGTGCTAAAACCTTTATAAGTTTTAGAACCAGGTGCTGATGTACTGTTTTTAGCAGGTCCTTTAAGTACTACCTTGTCAAATAAGCGGTTATTAGCTGTCATATTAGTATTTAACCTTCTTGTTCGTCTTGAGCGGGCGGTTTAATTTTTGCAAACGTATCAGTTGTTGTCGAGTATTTCAGCTCAGTATTGTGTAAGTTTTCATGCCCGTCCCACGGTTCGTGTTCTGGAACACGAGGTGCTGCTATTGCAGCTTGTGCGCCAGAAGCTTTGCCAGAGTTAAGGTGAATTTCACCGCCATCAATACTAGTATTAGCAGCCAATACGTTACAATTGCCGCCTGGGTTAATGTTTGCGCTGCCGCCAGGCTTAACGTTATAGTTGCCGCCAGGAGTTGTGTTTACATTGCCAGATGCTTTTAAATTAATGGCGCCGCCGGTTGATGTTAAGTTAATGTTTTTATCAGCTGTTACGTTAAAATCGCCTTTTGTATGCATACTGATGCTGTCTTCTGCGTAGATATCAATCTTACCGTTACTAGTTAATTCAATCCAAGTAGTTCCTTTGGCGTTTCCGATGTAGATTAAGTCTTCACTGTTATGTAATAAAATTTGATGACCTGTTCTAGTTCGAATTCTAATTAATTCGTTATGGGGAATAGTCGGATCGCCATCAGTTTCACCTTGTTCAACGGCAGCATATTCCGGTGGGCCTTCGCTTGCCGGAGTCTTACGGACAAACTTGTCGTCACCGTCATCCATTACAAAACTACTTCCGCCTAGTCTACTGACAAACCCAGACGCAACTCTATGTTCAGATTTTCCAAATCGTCCCTTTTTTGCACCTGGTTGTTTATCAATTGGTCCGGGGGTTGAAATTCCAAATACAGCGCTGGGAACTTCTCGTCTAGCACTGCTAGTTGTAATGCCTCGAGTATCGTCCTTTAACAATCCCTGTTCTTCTAATATGTCTTGTAGGGGGCTTGCAGGTTTTTTAATTTGTGTAGGATCAACAGTTGATGCTTGTGCTATTTTATTATATTCAGCTACTGGTACTCGTTCTTCTATACCGTCTACATGAAATGATGTAGCGGCATGTCCCGGAACTTGAAAATTCATCGATAAGTCAGGCACACAACCTATCCAATAGCCCTTACGTGGATCACCGTCTACAAAAATTACCATTACAACATTGCCAACATCAGGTGGGATCATCCACATGCCATAACTTTTCTGAGTGTTGTCATAGTCGTCGGGCTCTTCTCCAACAAAATCAACACTAGTTTGTCCAGCAAACGGACTAAGATATTTTACCTGATGTAGTTGACCTTCATCATCGTCGTTGCCCACTTCATGAAGTAATTGTACTTCTAGTGTTCCCATATATGTAGGATCTAAGTGACTAACAATTTTTGCCAAGAACGGGCCTGGACTTGATTTTTCAGAACCCGTTGCTACTCTTGTTTCTTCTGCCATGATTAATAATCTCTTTTATGGTGCTGGTGTTGATGTAACATTGCCTTCGGAGTCTGTTACTAAAGTTGATCCGTCATCAAACGTTTGTATACTCGACCCGTCATCAAAGGTCTGAGTATCTGACGGAATAATTGATTCTGAAGCTGAAGTAGCCAATACTGGTTTTCCGGTACTTTGAACTTCTTGACCTTTAAGTCTAAACATTTTTAAAATCTGTGTGAACTTGCCTCGTTGAAAGCTCGAATTAACTGTCTGCACTCTATATAGTCCGCTAAACTGTGATACAGATGTGCTAGTGAAATCATACATGCCAGTAATATGATTAATGTCAGCCGGCGATCTAAAATTTACATTAACTCTAACTTCAGAACTTTGATAATTCATTGCACCGTCTGCATTAATGTGCTTGTTATCAGTTGCCGTAGCTGTGTAATTGCCCATGCCGCTATCGCCAAGATAGTAAGGGTCTCCTAAAATTGTTAAATCTAACGCTACCATATCGTTGCCTGATACTAGTGCATCGTGGAACTGCCTTGCAGCAATACTGGCATTATCATCTAGGCCGCCGCCGCCTTTGTATGCTGTACTGGTTAGTACACCGTCTTTCAACACAACCGTTGGAATTTGTCCAGGTTTAGGCGCTTGGCCTGTAGGTGTGCCGCCCGGATTCGGTTCGCCGTTAGCAGCTCCGCTTTGTTGTTCTGCTAGATCTTTGTCGCCACTGTTCTGACCACCGTCTGATCGCATGGCTGTATAAAAGCCAGCCATGAATTCAATATTCCAATCTATAATATCAGTATTTTTACCAGTGTAGATATAGTTATATTCTTTTATAACTTGTGATTTAGCTTCTTCTGTACCAGGTCTGGCAGCGTTCGGCGGTTGAAAAATACTAGCATCTACATCATAAGGTACTACTCGATATACTACCAGTTTTGGTTTTACACCACTCTTGGCTATATTTTCATCAGTTGGTATGTAAAAAAGTTGTGTTTCTACACGCCACCATTTAACTGAACCATCTGAACTAATTTGATTTAGGGCTGTCCTACCATATTCGCTCATTAAGATAACTTGATTGATAGCATTGACAATGTCAGTGCCTTGTGAAAATTTAAACTGTCCAAGTTTAGGATCTATTGTTATATCGCCCCGGGTATACGTTCCAGTAGTCTCGTCATAGGCAAAATTATCTTTAGCAAAAGGTGTGCCACCGTTATTGTACAGACTAAATCCCATAGTGCTTGATCCAATATCATTTACTGTACCTTCTTCTTGCACTTGTGTTTTGTTTAGTGTGCTAGTTTTGACCCGCAACTTAGAAAACAAGCCAAACCCGCCACCGGTGCTGCTCGGATCTACTATAGCAGGCATATCATTGCCGTCGTCGTCTTTAGTGATTGCTAATCCTGTTTTAAGATCTTTAGGAAAACTAATTAGTATTTGATCTGCAACGTTAACGTCTTTACGTTTGACTGCTTCTTGTAATCTGTTGTTTAAAATAGCTTGTAGACTGCTTTCACCACTTTGTAACATTTCAACTACCGATGAACCGATAGGTGACGCATCTGTTTTAAGTTGTGAGTATACTGTTGAGTATGCTTTTTCATTAAACGGATATGCTTCAATTTCATACTCGGAACCCTTTCCTGTAACCTTCATTGAAAGGTTCATTAGTTTAAGAGGAAAATGTTTAGTAGTAGCATCAATCTGTACATTTTGTAGGCCGGCATCGATATGACCTCTAAATTCTAATGATAACAACAATGGCATGTCTGTGTAATTCGTATGGCCTGCTGTCAGTGCCGCTGCCTGTAGCACTTCAAAAAACATGCCCATGCTGTAAGGTTCAACAATTTTTATCTTAAAACCAGTAGCATTAGTATTGCCAGTTCCTGGATTAAATCCGATACTACTGCTTATTTGTAAATTTTCTATAAAGAATTCGTAAATGCCGCTAGGATTTGATAATGTCTTATATGCTGTAGGAATTCTATTGTTGGGACTTCCGCTACCACTTTTTAAAATTAACGGTCCAATCATGCCCAATCGGTAAGTTTCGTCTGGAAAATTAATTTGTGTATCATCTAGTACACTTAAAGAAAAAATATAATTAAAAGAACTATAATTATTCAATATATTAGGAACAGGGCCGCTTAGTCCTGAAGCAACTGTAGAAATTGCCTTGACCGCATTTTCAAATAAGTTTCCTAATTTATTAACATTACTTCTAGCCTGTTCGATAGCTGATTGAATTTCTGCAGCGCCAGGTATTGCACTTGTAATATTACTAATATTAATACTTAGGCCAGAAGTTACCGCAGACTTAACGCTGTTAATGGCACTAGATGCTGTGCTTAATGCTGTAGCTATACCAGTATCTTGAACTACTTTTTTAGCAGTATTAGTCAGGGTTGTAGCGGCCGAGCCGATATCAAAACTAGGCATATTATATTCCCAATACTTTGAATAGACCTGATCGTTTAGGAATATGTATTTCAACGCCGGGAACGAAATCGTATATCGGATCTTGCAAAATATCTAAGTTTCGTTGTATAAACACCCACCAAAGTTTAGACGATCCGTATAGATCGTGTGCAAGTAGATCAGGCCTGTGAGTATACTGTGGTTCTATTTTGTAAACAAAGTCATCAGATTCTGCAGCTACTGGTCTAATACTTAAGATACCGAGATAGTTTTGTACAGATCCAGTATTGTACCACGGGCTAGTGTTAGCATATTTGGCCATTAGATATAACCTCCATTGACATATCCACCATTAACAAAGGTCTGTAAACTAAACTGTCTAGCCAGTGTTCTACTATAGATAGGCTGAAGAGTAATATTCAACGTACTCTTAACCGGAACCCAACTATTGCCAGCTGTTCCAAAAGATCCACCGTTGGCTACTGACCCTTTTAATCCACCTAACAAATTACCAACACCAGCAACAGCTCCGCCAATGGTAGCAGCTGCACCTAGTGCGCCAGCAATTTTATTTGCGCCTATTGCGCCCGCCAGTCCTGCTAGTTGTCTTCCAGAACTAGAAAGTCCTGCAATAGAACTTAATGGTCCTGAGCCGCCACCAAGCCCTAATACGCCTGCGGCAGCAACACTGGTGTTGATATAATTTACATCTGCAGGAAGATCCACGCTAAAACCAGTTACTACTACTGGTACATTTTTAAAAACGTAGTCGCCATAACCGTTTAATTTCAATATAGGCGGCGGATTTCCTGATAAGTCACCATCGCCGGTAAACATCTTAGTAGCACTACGTAGTAAGTGTACAGCTGCTAACCAATAAAGAGCCTGCGCTCCATCTTCTACGTTGAACGCTCCGACAACTTGTATCCTATCAACTCTACTGCTTTGATAAAAAGTAAATTGATAATTTTGATGAGTTAGCGGCTGATCTTCATATGAGGCAGAACTATTAATACTGATAGCAGGAGTGTAGGGAAATACTAGGCCACCGGCTTGCACTAGTGGAGATAGTACTGTGCTGCCCATAAAGGCTGTAGGAACGCTTAGTCTAACTCGCCAATCATTGCTAGCATCAGCGCCGGCAAAGGTTGCTGCGGCATTGGTTAAAAACGATCCTACTTCGCCACCGGATGGTAAATTAATGCTTCGTAATTTGCTGATCAGGGCAGCGGGATTCGATAAATTATTAAGCGCACCGGCGAGATTACTAGCGGTATTAAGAACACCTTTTGCGGCACCTAGTGCGCCATTAACTACATTTAAACCCGGGCCTACATCAAATAATGCCATATCATCTCCTTTGGTATATTATTTAGTTGACAAAATTAAGTGCTTAGTTTATAATAGTAGAAGAACATAGGAATCTTATGAAAGTAAACTACTTGAATAACAAGGATTTGTTAGACGAAATCCACAAAAGTAAAAACACATTTTGCTCGTTTACTGATCCAAAATATCATAGATACGATTTGATATTGCCGTCAGTTGATAAAATTAACATTAGAACTGTTGCAGAAGCAAAAAGAGCAAGGGCAAAACGTCTAGGGCAGGAAGAGTATGCTAGACGTAAGGAAGCAGGGGAAAAGGTTAAACAAGCAGACTGCGAAGTAGACTATAAAAAAATTGCCAAAACAGATATTGTGTTTAGAATTATGACATTCGATCATATTCCCCTAAACGGTACCCGTAAAAAGAATCCCAAAACACTTGCTGACCATAGAGATAAAGTTAACTTTCCGCCTTTCCAACACTGGAAGTTCGACGATAAAGATATTATTGGATGTGTGGGCAAAAGTCATTGGCAGGGTCCGTTGGATACTGGTAAGTTTAATAAGGATCATGGGCAAATTACCAATACGCTGGCCCGTATGTACATTAAACTATGTGAAAGATACGCAACTCGCGGCAACGTTCGCGGCTACACATATAATGATGAAATGAAAGGGCAAGCTATTCTACAGCTAACACAAATTGGTCTACAGTTTGACGAATCAAAGAGTGATAATCCGTTTGCCTACTTTACTGCGGCCGTGACTAATAGTTTTGTTCGAATCATTAACTTAGAAAAACGCAATCAAAATATTCGAGACGATCTATTAGAAATGAACGGAATGAACCCTAGCTATACTAGAATGGGCGCAGGAGATCATGCACACGCTGTCAAACGGTTTGAAGGTTCTGAGGATTGACTTGTTGTATTATAACCACTATAATGTGTCAATGGAGACCTTACATTGAGTAATTTATTTAAGAAAGTTGCCTGCTTTACAGACATACACTTTGGATTAAAATCTAACAGCAGCGTACATAATCAAGATTGTGAAGATTTTGTAGATTGGTATATTGCCAAAGCCAAGGAGGAAGGATGTGACACAGGTATTTTTATGGGCGACTGGCATCACAACCGCAATAGTCTTAATATCACTACTATGGACTACTCACTTCGAGCATTGGAAAAACTCGGACAGGCTTTTGATCAGTTTTATTTCTTTCCTGG